CCCTTATACTTGATTAACACGCTACTCACCAGATACGATTCCGCCGGTGCTCTTTTGTGTGAGGGGAAGGTCTTTAGTAGCTACGATAGCAGTATAGCCTTTGATCTCGGGAAAATCGTCTAATCAGTTGTTCGCGATTTAGCACTTTGAAATTCTTAGTGTCTTCCGTTACGCCTTCCGACGAACGATATGATGACATTTTTCATCAAAAACCCTCCAGTGCTCTCTCAAGACGTTCAAGATCATAGCGAATAGCGGCCAGAAAGCCTCTTGTATTGTGCATTTCGTTGGCAAGTTCCACAACGAAAGAGGGTTTTTGATCCATTTTAGTGTTGCTTCCTTTGTCACCTTTTCGGGCTCAGCTCCCAGAATTCTGTTAGTGATTTTAGAAGGCCTGGCTTTCTGCTGTATTTTGTCTGGCTATTTCGAGCAGGTGTGCTAGATGTCCTGTTTTTTCTACTGTTGACATGTTGTCAACCTCCTGTGGTTCTTTAGGATGAATGAAAACCTTATAATCCTTGCTCATAGCATACCCTCCCATTCTGCAACGCAATCATGTGGATGTATGCTTTCTTCATTGGTTACTCTAACCCTCGCATAGATCGTTCCGTGCCTGAATTCGGAATATTTTGCTTTTAACAGCTGCACGGCAACTCTGCACTCGTCTTCTGAAAACCTTGCATTTTTCATTGCTTGTTCGATCAGATACTTTTCCCATGGTCTTTTTAGTGAGCTATAAATAGGTGCCGAAAAAGATTGGTTCGCAATCTCAACAAGCTCTCCTGCACGAATCGTTATGTTCTTTGGAATCTCGAGCTCAATCTCGATAATGCTTCGTTGGTTGTGAGATGGGCCGCCACACATAGCTTTACCGCACGGGCAGTAAGACATCCCAACAGCCTTAATTGCAATGATATACGTTGGACTTTCAGTATCGTACTTTGTGAATAACGGCCACATCCTGACTTCGGTGTGACCGTCTGGTTTTGTGATCGGGTAAGGGAATTTACTCCAGATTTCGACGTACGACTCGGCCCCTTCATGTCTTCTTTTGTTTTCTTCAGCAATTTGTTTAGCATAATCCTCAATACCTGTAACAGATGGGTTCACACTATTGATAGTATCGAGGAACCTTGACATGTTGACGCCTTTCTGTTCCCTACCCAGCCTGACAAACATGTTAAGTCGTGCTGTTAGGTGATATGTGCAACCTCGGCGCGTTATTCGAATATACTTCTCGACATTCTTGACACCAACTTTATTAAGCGGTATCCTGATCTCAGCTTTACTATTTTGCACATCTGGAAGCATTTTACACACCTCTCTTGTTACCGTATAGATAGATGTGAAGCCTGGGCATCACTCTCTCTCGTCCTCTCACCCTTTTTGCTAGCCATCTGCCCATTCTCACGATATCAGTATTCGTTGTTCCTTCTGGCATAAGCACAACATTTTGTAGCGGAATTTTCTTAGCTATACTGCGATACTCCTGGAAGTCTTTAACCGATCCAATCACAAATTTAAACTGACAGTTGAACTTCCTATTGTACCACTCCAAGAGGTCGAGATCAACAGCGTAATTTCCGCTTGAAGACAACTTTGGACTAATATTAAACAAATTCGGTGCGTAATCTCCTTTCCAGCGGATTGTGCCGTTGGTCTCGACCTCTATGGTGAAGTGGTCTGCCAACAAGTTACAGAAGAGTTCGTCCAACTGTTCCTGTTGTAACAGCGGTTCGCCGCCTGTTACCACTACATTTTTAATTCCGTGTTCGGCTGCCTTCAGACAACACTCATACACTGTATCAACATTTAAGTTCCAAAAATCACCTGCCCAGGCGTACTTACTATCACACCACTTACATTGCAGGTTACAGCCCCTCAACCTAATAAAGTAAGAAGGAAGGCCCATCGTGATTCCTTCCCCTTGTATTGATTCGAAATCCTCGACAACGTCCATTAGATCATCCTCCGTACTTCAAGCTCTTTTATTTGTTTAGCCCACTGGTCTTTTGTATATATGGGATCGACCATATTGTTCTGATAGAAACCTCTCGCTCTAATGAGACATGAATCACAAGTCATGCAAGGCACATCACCATCGTCATAACACGACCACGTCAATTCGAAAGGTACACCGACCGATTTTCCTTTTTCAATTATTCTGGCTTTATCATCATCGATTAAAGGTGTCCATAACTGAATTTTTGATGCTGTACCCACCAGCAACGTGTGATTCATCGATTCAACGAAAGTCCTACTCGTATCTGGGTAACCGCTCTCGTACTGGATCCCGCTTACCACTATTTTAGCTCCGATAGCTTCGGCGTATCTCGCTCCTAACGACAAGAAGATCGTATTCCTAGCCGGACTATAGGTAAAGCTCGCGTCTCCTATGGCTTTACCGCTATCAAGTCCTTCTTTAGGTGTTGGTGCTTTTAGCATTGACATGTCCAATGGCATAACCACTAATGGTATATGTTCCCATTGGCACAACAAATTAAGCATCTCAATCTCCTTGTTACGCTGGTAATTGAATGTTAATCCGTAAATTTCGTACCCTGCTCTTTTTGCTAAAAAGGCTGAGACGGTGGAATCTAATCCACCGCTCATTATGCAAACTGCTTTATCTGTTGTCACCGCTACCACCTAGTTTCCCTCTTTGCATCCTGCTTTCGAGCTTTTCACAATTATGCTCAACAACATTTTGCAGGTTTAGTCCGAATTCGGTTGCAATTGCGGCAATATACCACAGAACGTCTCCGAGTTCGCCTTTCAATGCTTCAACGAACTCATCATCGAACTTTCCGTCTTTGTCCCTAATCTGTTTTTTGAACTTTTCGGCAACCTCACCAGCTTCTCCGAGCATCCCAGTGATAGTGTATACCTTGCCTAGAAACTCACCCTTTCCGGGGTATATCGCCGTTTTTGCTGTCCACTTCTGATAGTCGCCGAAATTCATTTTCTCTCCTTGGAAAGTGGATCGACTTTACCAAGAGCAGTAAAGGCATTTTCCCTTTCGATACAAGCAGGACATTCACCACACGAGGGCTTACCGTTGTAGCAGGTGTGTGTTTTCTCAAAAGGAACTCCTAGCGCAAAGCCCTCCTCAAGGATCTGCTTTTTGTTGAGGTTAATCAGCGGTGTTATAACCCTTGTTACCTCGCCCGAGAAGGCCAGAGCCTTGCTTATAGCTCTTACAAAGTCAGGTCTGCAGTCTGGATACGAGTTGTAGTCTTCAAGATTTGGCCCATAAACCAGATCGATCTGTTCAGAAGAGTCCCACGTACCATCTTTATGCCTGCGCCTGATCGTCCCAGCGTAACCAGCAGCCAAAGCCAACAGGATCGCGTTCCTAGCAGGAACAACCGTTACGGCTTGCTTCTCCATTCCTTTGGGTGTTTTAATGTTCTTATCAGTCAGGGGACTGCCGCCAATCTGGTTGAGGTCTATTTTTATGATCTTATGAGGTATCTTCAGCCACTTAGCAATCGCTTTTGCTGCTTCAAGCTCAACCTTGTGGCGCTGCCCATAGTCATAGCTTATAGCGTGTACCTCTTTGTATTTCATTTTCTTTACAACCATAGCAGCCATGGTTGACGAATCCATTCCCCCACTCAACAAGACTATTGCCTTACTCATTTTTCTTTACCTCCTTTTGTTCTATGACAATTATGTCATCATGAACCACACGTTCGATCTGATCAGGTTTTGTGACGTCGAACTGCACGTAATTCGATTCCTGAGTTCGTATTACTTCTAAGCCCTCTAGGTTTGTTTCAAACATAACCTTTACAGGCTTTCCAGCAGCAAGCAGAGCTAGTGCTAACTCATACTTCAAAGCCTTATTTTGTGCTATTAATCCTTGTATTAATTTCTTGTTCTTAGCCATGGTGAGCCACCCAATTGTCAAGTCCTTCTGATAGTTCAATCAACCAAAATAGACCAGGCATCTCTTTTTTTAGCCGTCTCAAGATGGTTTCGCACATAACTTCACAAGTCGGTTTTCCGTCGAACACAACAACATTGCTCTTGAGAATGGTTATACTAATGTTGTCGCCTTCGATTTTAAGAAGGTCATCTGTTTCCACAGTAACATCCTTCTTATCAACCAGAAGTTTGTGATCCCATTCTTCAACGATCTTTTTTACAGCCTGCGAGATCTCTCTAAAGTCAACAACCATATCGTTCGCTTTCTTAGTACCAGCAACCGACACATTTAGTTGGTACGTGTGCCCATGCAGTTGGCGGCATTTCTCCACTCCTCGCAGGAAGTGGCAAGCTTCAAATGTAAATCCCTTCTTTTTGCATATCATCTAAATCTCCTCCTTGTTTTTCGTGTTAGCTCAACATATTCTCTTTTATTTTGCCAAACCCTTACAATAACATCGCTCCACTTTGACTGACAGAGAGCACAAAAGGATATGATGTCCCTCATCAGCCTCGCAGTGAATCTCTCAATCTCACTTCTTGGTCCCATTAATTTAGTCAAGTTCCTATCGTGATAACCCGTTATGATTCTATCAATGATCTTCCAATCAACTTGCGGGTTTCCTTTAGTTTCAGCGGGACCCCAAATTTCAACCTCAACCTTCCAATTATGATGATGAAGCTTCTTAGCCTTATCATAATGTGGTGCGTGTTTAATATGAATTGTTTTCTCTGTTCGAACTTGAAAGCTCATAACATGCACATCTCCGGATAATTACAATATTGACACATAATTCCTCTTTTCCTAGGAAAGTTGTCCTCCTTGATAGCAGTTAGAATTTTATTCAGTGAGTTATTCCAGGCTCGTACGGTTGCTGGTTTCGGTTTATGAAAGAACGGAAATTGCCTTGGATCATCAACAGGGTACCTTGTAAATAAACAACCGCTCTTTACATCCTCTGACGGGATGCTGTGCAATTTCTCTAACAAGTATGTGTACATGACATTGTCTCGTCGCAATTTCGAAAGCATCCACGGTTTGAATCTTCCTGTCTTATAATCGATAAGTGCATAACCCTCTTCCTGCCTAAATACGGCATCAGCCGTTCCAGAAAGTACTATCTCATAACCATTGATGTCCCAAAGTACATCAGTGGTCATTTTGACTTCTTTCATTATCGGGAAGAACAGGTGCTTATCTTCCTCTGCATAACTATTCCACAACCCCAAATGGAATTGTGCAAAATTATCAAACAAGAAGTCAAACTGAGTATTATACGGTAGGTGATTGCGCATGTAACTCCACAACAGTTCGTTATCTCCGTCAAGCTCAAGCAATATGTCCAAATCTAGCTTGTCATACCACCTGTCATACGCGTCGTGTGCAAAAGTTCCAATTTCGGCCTCAATTCCTGAGTCCGACGGTAAGTCCAGAATGTACTGATATTTGAATTGTGCAGGACATATATCAAATGTGCCCTGGCCGCTTTTTCTGATCTTTATTATTGCCATTTTACCACTTCAAATATTAGCTTGAAAAGCATGAAACTTACACCGAATACCGCGGTTGCAAATGCCAACAGGATCACTGCAAACATGGCAGTCAGTAGCCACGTGAACATATCTAGTGGCTCGTAACCTTTTAACATGAGCAAATAAGCCACCAAACATGTTAACACTACTTCATCCAGTTGTATAAACCCTCTTGTTTCTGCTTGCTTACTATCTCGGACCACGTTAAGTTCACCGATGTTAATATTTTCTCAACCTTCTTTTGTATTACCTTTTCGATCTGTTTGTCGAAATCTAAATGATCTCGAGTCCAGCCTTTAGGCAGCTCTCCGTCAGGAAGTACTATTTCTTTTAAGCGATAGTACTTATAACCTTTCTTTGTGCGAACTTGTATTTTGCTGGGGAACCCGCTCGGAAACGATTTTACAGCAAACTTCAGCACCCTCGAGCCCGCTCCGTAAGCTGTACCAAAGTATTTGTTTGCGTAAATAATGGCTCTCAAATTTGCTTCCGACGGGTATTCCGAAAAAGCCTTAGTGACTCTTTGAGGAATCGCAAGTTCGTTGAGCGGCATACTTTTGAACTCCTCACACAAATCCAGCAAATAATGTCTTAATGTAGTGTTGTTTTCGCCATTCAATATCATGGCGAGCAGATCATACTGAATTGATCTTGAGTAAAGTGCGCTATCAGATCTTTTGTACTCAAAGCCCTTAATGATTAGTTTATCGGTATATTGTCCCTCCTCCCACATTACTTTACCAGCGTAACGCTTCTTAACAGGCACAAACTTATGTCCTACAACGTTCGCTATAAAGACAACACGACGGTAGACTACCTCAAAACCCACAGAGGCAGCAACAGCCTGCCCCTCTCGTTTCGCTTGATCAGCAAATGCTTGATTAATTTCTCGCTGTAACATTTTTCCTTCAGCTACAGGGTCCTCTTTTGCGATAACGAACACCGAATCAGTATCCGTATAAATAACCTTAAAACCCAACTTATGGCAAAGGTCGATCGTCATTTTGATATTCCTTCGACCGACAAACGTCGTGGACGCTGATACCTCTGGAGTGTAGGCTCTGTAACCAGTATACGCGAACACACCATAAATGCTTTGATATGTAACAATGAAGCCGATATCAGATGACCAAACAAAAGTATGATTATCTTCAACTGTAATATCGTACGTTACACCGCCTTCGCACGTTTCTACATTTCTAATTTTATAAAGAGCCAATCCACCGTAAACTGTTTTCGGACTGAACGTTAAGTAAACATGATACATCCCGTCAGTTGTCACTATTCTGTGTGCCACTCCGGCTAAAGCTGCTAGTTTCGTATATTGTTGGGCTAGCTCATATTGAGAAGTGTTCAACCTGGTGTAACCCTCTGAAATATAACCATCTGTGATTGCTGCTATTTCGAGGAGTTCGATAGCACACTCGGAATCACATTCGAATACCCATTCAGGGAGCAACTTTCCATTTTTAGTTTCTCTTTTTACATACTCGTACAAAGGAGCACTGCAAATTGTGTAATTACCACTATGTTTTGACCATTTTAAATTCATCTGATTCAATAAGTCTTCTAGTTGTTCTTTAAACTGTGTAATCACTCTTGTGTAACCATTCAGTCTTCCCTCCCACAAACAACCTTCAGTAACTACCCACATAAGAAACTTTGCCATATCTAAACGTTTAAAAGTGAACGGTATCTTTGTTCCTTTTAGCGTAGCCACTTCGAGCTTAGCTTCAGGGTGCTTGAGTTTTACTTCATTAACAGCTTTAAGGCTAAGTTTCCGATGATAAGTCCTGTTATAACCGGCAGATAAGTTCCAGTCACCGGTACCGAAATTTTTAGTTCTTAACTTCCACCTGCCCTTCCATTTTGAAACATAGAGCCGCGCATCAACGTTCAGGTCTAAAGCGTTCATAATTGAATTTTTGTTCCATTTCCCTTTTACATCTATCTTTTGATTAGGAACAGGAACTAAGTCTCCAACCACAAGGTCCTTAGCCTCTTTCATAACAAGACCACCTTTATAGACCATCATGTGATGACCGGCAGAACATCTAATAACGTGTCCCGAGCCTATTTCAATCTTTAATAGCTCGGGAGTGTATTTTTTAATCTTACGAATAACTCGTTTCCACGAGAATTTACCTTTCTGATCAACTGACCAAACTACATCTCCAACTTTAACGTCTTTTATGTTCTTTATTCCTTCTTTTGTTAAAACGACGGAATCTTCTGGTATGCAGTTGATCAACTGTTTTAAGGCGTATTGAGTTTTGTCACACTGCATAATGGCTTCCTTATCACCTGCTTTACGCGCCTCTTTCAGTTGTGCTTTCATTTGCGCTCTAAAAGAAATCAAGCCTTCAAAAGCTTTCGGAACCACACCTTTTGGCTCTTTTCTGAACTTAACTTTATCAATTTCATGATAGTCCTCCCACTTGGCATCCCCACGAATAATTGTTTCTGGCGACATGTTATAGCCTCTGATAATTGTTGGATACATAGCTGAGAAGTCGAGAACTATAACATTTTCAAAAACACCCCGCGGTGGTTGCTTGACGAATCCGCCACCATAATCAATCCCGTCACGTCCGTACACCTTGCTTGGCAATATGTACTTACCGTGATACTCCCTCAACATGAGGATGTCTATGAATCTTGCAGGCGTTATGGCATCCTCAATTGAACATCCTACGATTGATCTAACTGTATCAAAGCTACGGATGAGTTGCCATTTTTGTTCAATTCCAACGGTTTTCATTACGTCATCGCGATTATACGGAGCAACCTCATCCAAATAGTGCTCATTCATCTTGTTTACATAGTCGAACTTCACGTAATCCCAACCGAGACCAAATTCGTCGTTTTTAGCGATCTCATCAAGAGCATATGAGTCAAAGGTCTTGCCTTGGAAGAACTTTTTGAATGCGGCCATTAAGTCGAATATAGTTCGACCCGCACAATACGCTTTGTAGCCTTGTGCCGTTCCACGTACTTCAGCGTATCCTAGCGGGCTTATTCTGCTATAGTTGACTCCTAACAACTCGCATCTTCTAAAAATTCCTATCATGTCGAAGTGCACATTCCAGCCGCAAATGTAATCAACGTCATGTTCAACGATCAAATCGATGAACTTGTTTAACAATCTTCTTTCTTCAGCCTTATTTGTTGCTGTTTCTGTATAAAGCTCTCCATTAATCCAAACTGTAAGGCAAATGATCATGCGAGGCTTCATAATATCAGGTCTAATATCCATTCCTGGTGGCACTCTTGTTTCGATGTCCACTACAGCAACACTTGGTGGTACCCAGAAATCATCAACAGGCACCATTACGTCTCCCGCCAACTTGAAGCAAGCTCTAATTCCTTTATCAATTAACACCCTGTCAGGAAACAGAATGTCTGCCTCATAGTGAGGCTTGAAGTGTTCACGAACCTTAACTACGTGATTAGGTAACTGGCAAATTATCTTATATACCTTCTCCCCATTTATTGTAGGAACATCGTGAGGCTCCCAATCAAACACGATTCTATCTTTACCTGATCCAATCACATTAATATCAGGTTTCTTTGTAGTGTAGAAATACGGCTGTTTCGAGATCTTGAAAACTTCACGGTTTCCAAATTCATCTCGACAAAACAAGTAAACTACAGGCCTCCCATCTTCCGGCCTATACGCCTTATTAAACAGTTTGTACCTCATAGTCCCGCCTTTACGTTTGCGTCCATACAACCCTGTATCATTTCGTGGTTCTTAATTGCGATTTTGACCTTCTCATCAGTTAATTTCATATTCCAATCAAATCTGCTCAAATCCAGGCTTCTGTAATCAGCAACGATACCTCTGCTGGCTAACCTCCAGGCCAAAGAGGAATCAGCGCTTCTTACTTTTGGATCACACGTCAATACTTGGTCAGGTCTCGTGAGCCCCAGCATATGTATCTCGTACTCATCATAAATCTCAGGCCTAAGGTATTTTGTTAACGCTGCTCTGATACCCCATTTTCTATCCATCCACACAGGGAAAGCAATTACATCTATCGCGATCAGGTGAATAACGTCAAAATAATACTTAAATACGTCGTTGATGTCTTTACCCTGTAAAGCACACATGAACTTGAAGTCTTTCATTTCGTTACTGGATAGCAAGTGATAAGCTTCATCAATCAATTCAAGCGATTTTTCCCTATCCATTATAACATCAGGAAGCACTATCTCACTAGCCCCGATTTCTTTTGCCTGATCGATTACAATACCAAAGTCGCAGGACTTACCCATCTCGTACGCACCATTATCAACGATAATGTATCCGTCAGTCTCTGTGTAAAATTGCGCGTAGTCCTCGTTCTGTTCCAAAAAAGGAGCAATAACTAGGTGCATCGGTTGCTCGATGACACCTAGATGAGAGAAGGGCGAGATCGTAATGAGTTGCATTACCGATCACTCCGGCCTTTTGGGAACGATATTGATAGAAGCGTCCTTGAAAAAGTCCCGCAAACCGTGCCATGTAGACTTCTTATCATCAGGATCTCGTGTATCGACGGTTGCAACAACGTACCTCTGTCCCTCAAGCTGAAGGTTGGTCTTGCACTTGATCACGTTTGCACGTATTTCAATTAAACCCGGCTCAACCTCTACTCTTGTCATTTCGATCCGCTGAAACATCATATTGGGAGTGGTGCTTTCCCAAACTGGATCGAAACCAATTGTTTGCAAGGACTTTTGCCTAGTTTTCGGATCAACAAGGAACATTTTCTTTTCTTTCAAGTGGGTCACGAAGAACCTACGACACTTCATGCGCTTCAAAAGTATCAACGGTTCCAAGAACCTCTCATTCCTAAAACCCCAATCCCACTGATCTTTCACCTTAGCATCCGGATCAAGTTTCAAATCAACCTCCCTCATAACTTTCTCACAGCTCTTCAGGAGGACATCCAACCCGTCAAGGCTAACAGCGGCCAAATTCAGCTCGTTCTCATGTCGTCTCAGATACCTGACATTTGCAAGTATCTTGCCATAAGTATTAATAAAGTCGATATGGCCGTTTTCATCAATTACAACCGGATCGATTATAATGATATCCGGATCGTTGCCCCAATACTTAGCTTTAAGGGGTCCTACTGATCCATCAACATCAATCACAAAAATCTTTTTGTGTTCATCGATCTCTTCTTGTTCACGACAGTCCAGAACAATTCCACTTTTCGCGGTACCATCCAGACCTTGTATAGCACAACAAATAGCTGATTGTGCCGGAGTATCTTGTGACTCTCTTATCCACTGTTCTACATCTTCATCAGAAAAATGGGTGAAGATGTCGGCCGCCGTAGCGGCCTTATCTTCAGCTTTCTTCTGTTGGTCAGACCATCCCATTGTGAGTCCTCCTACTGGACTTCACGACCGGAGATAGCGCTCCCAGGAGCCTCAGAAGGCGACACCCTCTCAATAACCAGGGCACCGAAACCGATCATTTCGATTTGCGACTCGCCTCTGAACTCTCGTTCCCGCGTTCTTCCAAAAACTACAACATGGGAACCAGGACCGCATCCTTCCAGATCCTTTGCGACATCAGGCTCGAAGATTACGACCCTGAAGCCCTTTCCGACCTCTTCGCCTGTATCGAACACGATCGTTTTACCGCCAGTTTCCATGTCATTGATATATGCAACTAACCCGTCAGTAAAACAGATCCTGCCGGCATCACTTTCGTGTTCATGATGCCAATCTTCAATGTCAGATAGCTCCACATAGAACGGCTCCATTACACCGTATTCAAGGAGCTTTACAGGATCCGGCATATCTGGAATGTCCACAGGCAAAAACTGTGTCACAGAAGCGGCATTTAGTAGAAGTGTTCCATCCTCAGGTTGTCTGTCTGGTTTATTCGCCCTGAATCTTACCTTCTTCCCTATTATAGCTTCTATGTTGCTCGCATTACCGGACGCCCGTATCCTAGTCCACACAGGCTTTCCTTCATGTAGAACCACACCGAAGAAATTCCTCTGCTTAAAAGGCCTTAGCGGTTTTCCATAGTTCGGGTTAGGTTGACCATTTGGGAAAGTGGGCATATTATCAATAGGCCTGCCTTGAGCGTCCGTATACCCATCAGCAATCGCTTTTTCAGGATTGGTCGCGTAAAGTTGAATGGCCGCCTCGATTGCCCTTGAGTTCAGGTCGAAAGCTCCAGGCGCGGCAAAAATGACGCCCTCGAAAGGCTCAGCAGGACTTGCGATCTGTGCGGTGTACTTGCCTCTAAACTTCGCAACAGCAGTCTGCCACTGTTTGTCTTCTCGTGAGTTAGGTTTGTCACGCTTTATACCAGCAAGAATTCCATCGAATTCCTTCCGGAGATCTTCTTCTGCTATTCCGAGACCTGTGCTGATCTTCTTTATGCTATCCTTGAGCTTACGCTTTTGCTGTTCCAAATTTTCCTCAGGTGTTCCTCTTTTCAATTTGAAACCCATTTCGTTTCCTCCTTTTCATATTTTATCTTCCCAGTGGCGTCGGCAACACGTATTATTGCCGCGTATAACGTGTCGCCAGGTTCAATACCAAGCTCGGTCCTCAATCGCTTTTTGATAGTGATCTGACCGTTCTTGAGCACTTCGCCCTTGAGAAGAAATTTCTTACTTTCCATTGTTTTGCCTCCTGGCGACGTTGTTTGTCATGAACAAAGTCCATAACTTTTATATAATATAATATCTATTTATAATATATAAATATTTTGGAAAGTTGGATAAACTCAAGATTTGGTTAAAATGCGACACATCATTATCGCGGTTGAAGGGATTGATGGAGCGGGCAAAACCACTATTATAAAAGGCCTTCAGAAAGATCTGAACGCCAAAGTAGTGCACGTTTTTCCCATCTCCAATCTTACAGGAGAGAGGTTTAGATTCATAGGCAATCCTGTTGCTCAAGCTTGGAACAACTTTGAACGGTTTATTAGCTCATGCATTGGATACGGGCTATCATTCTTTAGGCCTGTTATTCTTGACAGATGCTTTGTTTCGGCGAAAGTGTATGCTGCATCTGGGTCAGCATTAATGTGGTTTGTATATCGGCTGTTCAGGTTTCCTGAATTACGGCCTGATGTGATCATTTTTAAGAACGTTGATGCTGAAACAGCTGCTGACAGGAAGAAGTCTGAGTTTAGTACTGATAGCCTTAACAGTTTGTACTACCTGTACAAGTTTGTGATGGGTAGGCTTGAAGATGAAGGCGAATATAGCCTAAAATTAAAAAGTCCAGAAGAACTCTGGTATCTACGAGCTAAAGGCTCACGTAAGGAGGAAACATGGAATGAATGTAGAAGGACTTTTAAAGGACTGCAAGTTGTGCGAAAGGCACAAAACCCGGAACAATATTGTGGTGGGAGTAGGAAACCCCGAAGCTAAGGTATTCATAATAGGACAAACGCCTGGTAAAACTGAAGACGCTCAAGGTAAACCATTTGTTGGACCGGCGGGAAAAGTTCTTGATGATCTATTGGCCGAAGCTGGATTAACCAGGGAAGAAGTCTATATCACAAATCTCGTGAAGTGTTTTGCACCACGGGCTAATCCTCGTTTTAATGAAGTTCGTAAGTGTTGGCGCTTTTGGAGTTGGGAGATCGAAGAAATAAACCCGAAGATCGTTGTTTTGCTTGGAGCTAAAGTAATTGAAAACGTTCTAGGTCTCAAGTACTTTAATGTGAGTGAAATACATGGCTCTATAATGAAGAAGAACGATCGTACTTATTATTTAACGTTCCATCCAGCTTCCATGTTACATAATTATAGTGTAAAGGACATGTTATTCATGGACTTTAAGAAATTGGGGGAGTTACTATGAAGTGGGATTTTGTTATTGATACGCGTGAGAAGCCGAAAATTCGGCAGATTTGCGACGTAATCAAGATCCCTTATGTCAGAGAAATGATGGAAGTTGGTGATTTTGGTGCGCGTTTTAGGAAGAACTATCGTTACGCCGTTTGCATTGAACGTAAATCAATTCCTGATTTAATAGGATCGATCCAAAGTGGAAGATTGTTTCCTCAGTTAAAGCGTCTATATACTATTTCACCACAGTGTGCATTATTCATATCCGGCAGTCTGGATGAATTCGTGGATATGATGTGGACACAAAGGAAATTACGAGTTAACAAGGAAGTCGCATATGGAACTATATCAAGTGTAACAGTTAAATTAGCTGGTATTATGCCAGTTTTATGGTTCCAGAACGATGTTGATCTTTTGAAAACAGCATATAAGGTTTGTGAGAAAGCATCAGAAGGAAATTGGGGAACAGGAATAGACGTAAAGCGAAAGTGGCAAATTCGACCCGAAGACATTTTGAAGAAGTTTCCAGGAATTAAGAAGGAATCAACTGCTAAAGCACTCTTGAAGAAAGGCGGATCGTTGAGAGGAGTATTTTGTTTGAGTAAGGAAGAGCTACAAGCAATCGATGGAATAGGACCGGTTAGGGCTGAAGAATTGTACAACCGCTTTAATAGGGAGTGCTAAGTACATGAGAAACACTTTCGAAGATATACTTGAATTTAATAGACAGAAGGGTGCTGCCTTCGTCGATCGTTTTATGGATTCGTACATTTGTTCTATCGGAGGACACATGTTTAATTTATATAACAAAGAGGCTGAAGTATATACCGAAGGCACAACTGCGGCTGACACAAGAATTCACATATTCTTCATAGCGCCACCTGGATTCTCGAAAACTTACTTCTTAAGATTATTGCTTGACGGCAAGTTATCCGTGTTAAGAGACACAGTCGTAGAATGTGTGATGGAAGGCACAATGACGGAAGCGGCTTTTACAGGTACTTCAATGATAGAGGGTGGAAAACGTGTTGTGGTTCCTGGTAGAGCTTATGATTATCGTAATCATGTCGTTGGTATTGAGGAGTTTAGGGACTTTGTTCAAATGATGACTCTTGAGTACGGTAAGAATCTTGAGGGCGCAATGTTAACAGCCTTAGATTCTGGTTGGGTGCGAAAGAACCTCGCAACAACAACAAGGAAAGAGTTAAAGTACGTAACTAACCTTACATTGTGGGTCGCATCTCAACCGTTTAGTGTTGACATTTCGTCTGGACTTGCTAGACGCTTTATCTGGATGTATTGGGCTCCTACGAAATCTGACGAGACGGTCCTTAGGAAAGCTAGAAGAAGGAATAAGAACATGAAGCCTAATTTTGAGCTTCAACGTCATATCATAAAAGGAATACTTGAAAGACGAAAGAAAATATGGGAAATTGAGGAAGTTTCGTTTGACGATGAACTATATAAGTGGATGAACGGATTAAACGTTCCTCATTACGAGGAGATGTTGTATGAGAGGATCGCTCTTGGAGGTTTTTTGATGTCAGAAGATTTCGGTAGACATGTACACGTAACGCTTAATGATAGAACAAGAGAATTGATCAGAAAGTGTGATTTGTGGCGTAAGCAGATCAAGAGAGGTCCTGAAATTGGTATGGTCTTCCAGTTACTTCGCGAAAAGAGCCCACAAAGTCGATCGGAACTAATCAAGAATCTATCGACGGTTGGTTTTTCGTATAAAGCAGGTAGCGAACTTGTGAGATCTATGATTTCAAGAAGACTGTTAAAGAAGGAAAAAATTCCAAATCCTGGCGGTAGAGGACCGCGGATCGAGGTATTAACCATTATGGATTAGGAGGATTGAAATGATATTAAGCGCTCCGGACATTGAACGAGTTAAGAAAATAATAAAGCCATTTTCTGAAAAACAATTAGGACCAGCCTCATATGATTTAAGGCTGGGTGATCAATACCTGAAGTGGATCGATCTGATACCTGGCAGGTTTGTGAATCCTTTTAAAGAAGAAATGGGCGATTACTTCATGGATGCTATTGCGACAGGTTTTCATTTCTTACGAAAAGGGGAAACTGTCAAGATTTATTCGTTAGAGGAAATCAAATTACCAGCTCACTTGTTAGGTATGGTCGCACCCCGTGGTTCTGCGCGTAAACTTGATATTGACGTTTCGCACTCGATACTTAGTCCAGGATATAGTGGTCCAGTTTTACTCGAGATTAGTAATTTAAGCCCTATGAACTATAGCCTTCCTATAGGTTCAAGCGTTGCGCAATTAATTTTATTCGAACTAAAGTCTAAAACTGATAGACCTTATACTGGAAGGTACCAGGATCTCTTCCGCCTAACAGCAAACCCTATTGATATGCAGGGGGAGGGATTCGAACCCTCGTAGTGCTACCACATCCGGTCTTAAGCCGGACTCCTTTTACCACTCGGACACCCCCGCTAATCAATTATTGCTGGACAAACAAGATCCTCTACATCTGACACCGTATCATTCGGCCGATAAAATTTGATCTCTTCAGCCTTTTGACACTTACAACAATCACGTAAAGTGACAGCCATAGTTCTGTCGTCACAATAAAAGAACGGGTCTCCAAATCTTGCCTGATCATGTTCAAGTGATACATGCTTACATTCAACCTCAATAATTCGTATTCCTGCTACAACTCCCATTACTCCGCCTCCTTAAGTCCACAATCAGGATGTATTGTAATTTGCCACCCAATATCCTTTGTTAGGTTAAATCCGTATTTTACCTCGGCACCACCTAAAATATGAGGACACTCGAAACAACTTATTTTCGCTCTCCCCTCACACAGAGGAACACTGGCAGAAGCGTATTTAGGCACCGATCCACGTGCCGCACAATAAAAAGTTCTCTTGCTTGTAGGCCAACCCTCTTTACTACCATCTGGAAATATAGCAAAGCTTTTATAACCGTTTACAACCTCTTTTGAAAGGTTCGAAACGTACTTCGCGCCAATTGCTTTTTTATGCACATCTGAAATATTGGAAACACCCTCTAGTGTGTGCATTTCTATTCCCGTCACCATAATTCCGTGGTGGCTAAAATATCCCATTGTTCATCACCTCCAGTAACAGTCGTCCTTCAATTGTTCCTTCTCTTTTAACAAGTAGTTTAAAGATTTTTCCAGATTCCCAATTTTTTTATCTATTCGTGATATGAGATATTCCTTTAGACTCTTTCTAAAAGCCTCGGTCGTAATAATATCTTTTATTTTCATGGCGTTTTCTCTATTGCTATTATAAATATGGGAAATAACATGGTCACATGCTTCGTTGATACTATCAATTATTTCGTCAATATCATTAGATTCAAACAACCCCGCCCAATAATCATAATCGTTTTCATCAAAGTCTACATTGATATGGGCATCTCCTATTTTGATGTGAACATTCGTAGTTATTTCATTTGGGTTCAACAAATTAAAATGGCCTTTCCTTACAAGGAATTTAATTTCCATCTTTATCACCTTTAACTCTCCTTACAGCCGCATCAACATCATTGACATAATAGCATTCACTAAAGCCGATTTCCTCCAGGATTTTAACAGCCTCAAGTCCTTCTTCGTTTATCCACTCTATCAGCTCATCAACTGTCAAGATAGTGCGCCCTTTCAAAGCTACTTCTTTGTCTCGTAACTTTTTTAAACAATCAGTGCAAATATCTTCTTTTTCCTTAGCAAGATACGGATTGTAATTCAGTTTGCAATCACAAATTGCACAACAATCATAATCTCCGTGTGCCATCTTTAGTTCACCTTGTACTCACATTAATTCTGATTTCACATTCCGTTACGTGATATATAATACCATCCGCGATTTCATATTCAATCTCGGTACAATTGTGATCTTTTGGGCATGTTCCTTCCCCTAAACACGCCAGTACCGTACCAACAACATTAAAATAAACTCTCCGAAACTTAACAATTTACCCGTGTTTAAACTTCCATTCTCATCGCATACGTCTTGATATCTACACCCTCCGCAATTAAGATTAGGTACCGATTGGGAACTCATCCTGTATCATCCCATTGTGTTTGACATCTCAAAATGCTAATCGGCCGTCTACCTTTCTGTAGTCTTATCGTGTTACACCCCATCTAAACCAAATCATCTTTCATCATCTCGTCCGTCTTCCATCCACAACTACACTTAAGCCATATCTCAAGCTCTTCGGTCAATACGTGCCGCGTCTTTACTCTTGACAGTATCCCATCACACTTCGGGCATCTCATTTTTCCACCTCGACGGCTATTCGTTTATATTTATCAATCATCTCTACGACTTCTCTATCAGATCTCCATAAGAAAAAGATCTGGTAATGCCTTATAGGCTCAAATCTCGCTTTGTCAACCCGCATTCATCCGCTATTGATTGTATTACACACCTAACCTCTTCTGTTATATCTTCCAAAGTGTTAAATATTGGCATAAATAAATTTTGTAATCTCCATCGGACCGAGGCATTAGGTGTTAGGGTCAACACCTCGAATTTGGTCTGCAATCTCGTGGGTCCACTTTGTACAAACGCATTAACTGAGATGCAGATAGCCAGTGCAAATCTCCATCTTTGCTGGCCACATATCCAGGAATAACGAGATATTTTTTCTGTATGTTATTCTTCCTCTCCTTCTTCCAGATTCTATAAGGAAACAAGTTCCCATATCTTCGTCCTCGTTAGACAAGAGAGGTCTTTTCCTTGTAACCTCACGATGAAACTTTTCGAGTCGTAAGGACATTTCAAACACATCATTTAACTTCTCTTTTTACCATCCGCTCCTATTATGAAGCAATTCTTCCCAAACGTCGTATTTCTACCGAACCTGGTGAACTCATCGAAGGTGTTATTATTTCCAAACGTGGTATGGTTTCCGAATGTGGTACAAACCTTAAATAAATTATCATTACCGAAAACACACCATCCCCCAAACATTGTGTTGTTTCCAAAAACACAACCGTTTCCAAAAAGAGTATTTGCGCTAAAAACGCAACCATTACCGAAAGCAATTTCGTCTTCGAACTCACACCTTATAAAGTAACAACTGTTACCAAATACTGAGCCCGACACAAAGTTTTGGTTGATATACACCTGGTTGTCCTTAGGCCTGGTGTTTATCACTTTAAGCTTTTGCGCAAATAGCTCGATCTGATATGATTCTTGGCACTCAGGATATTCGGTCGTTCTTCCAAGTGACTTTAAGAACTCTATTTCACGGTCGATGTGCCGAATAAGCGTTTGCTTATTTTCTTCTGGAGTTAAATAGAGAGCTGTATGACACTCCTCCCACGGAGTTCCACGACACCCTTTTAGTTTGGTTTTCTCTTTTATAGGGCACCCGTCACAATCAATCGTTGGACCTTTATTAAACTTTCTGCAATATGCACAAGTTTCGCCCAACATAGCATCGGAGATTTCTTCCCTTTTCTTTTCGATGTTGTTGTTTAGCACGAATTCCCTTATTATTTTCCATTTCTCAACCACAGCCTCGTCTGCAGGTAGATCTTTAATAACATCATTAATAGTCTTTGATAGAGTCATATTGAGTCACCTTTAGCTAACCGCTCTATTTTCTTATTCGATAACCACATGCGAGCTCTCATGAGGCCTCTGTGATCACCTGGAAAACGGGCCTCTTCATTACCAAATTTTGCTATGACATAGATCGCACTTTCCATTTTAGATCCTCTTTTTTGAGATAACAGCACTGATTCCGTGATATATCGCAATACCCTTAACCTTCATATCCAGCGAGATATCCTCAGAACCGCTGAGCCATCTTGCGAGTTCTTCTCCAACCTCGACTTTTGTGTCTTTCTCGATAAAAATCCTTAGAAAGTCATTAAGGTATTTCGTCAACTTCTTTACATATTCGTCCTCTGATAGTCCAAGTACCTCATACACTGTCACTTATACACCTCCTTATTTCAATTCCGGCACTCTTCAGGATCTCCAAACCTTCTTTGTCTGTGTAGTCTCCGCTTATGACCACTCGTTTGATGCCAGCATTAACAATAAGCCGAGCGCAGATCTTGCACGGAAACGCATTAACATAAAGAGTGCACTCTGATGCATCCCGACCCGCCTGGATCAGGGCGTTCTGCTCAGCATGAACTGCTGGGCAAATAGAGTGGCCAATACCGCTTTGGATGTTCTGTTCATCTTTGACGCAACCTACTTCCGAACAATGAGGGGCTTTTCTTACCACTCCATTGAAACCTGTGGAGACAATCTGATGATCCCCATTCACTACGATTGCC